CTGCGGCGGCTGTGATCAGAACCGCCGGAGCGCTTACGGTGCTTAAGGGCGCGCTGATCCGCACCGGGATCGGGGCGCTGATCGTGGGCGCAGGCGAGCTGGCCTATTGGTTCAGCCGTCTCGTAACGGGCGCGGGCGGTTTTGGCGATGCCATGGGCCTTTTGAAGGATGTCGCCGTCGAGGTCTGGGACCGGATCAAGATGGGCGCCTCAGCCGCAGGTGCGCGCGCCACGGCGATGTTTTACGACATCAAGTCCGATGCAGCTTCTGGCATGGCCTCGGCAATTGAAAGCGTTGTGGGCTTTGGCAACACTGCCGTGAACACATTCCAGGGCACGTTCTTTGCCGTGCAGGCTGTCTTTGGCGCACTGCCTGACGTTTTTGCGCGCATTGGCGTGCTGTCGATCAATAAACTGGTCGAGGCCATGGAGGCCGGGCTTGCGGGTATCACCCGCGGGGTGAATGCTTTGCTCACCATCGGAGGTCGGTTTCCAGAGCTGGCGCTCGATCCTCCGGACCTGTCCGAATGGAGCCGGGTGGTGCCGCAAGCCGTCGATATCGGTGGGCGCGCGGCAGAGGGGTTCGCACGCGGGTTTGAGACAGACCTGCTGCAAGTGCCTGACCTTGGGCTTGATGATATTGCCCGCGAGGCGCTTGCGACTGCCGATACCTACCGGACCGCATCCGCAGACCTGGCTGGCGGCGCTACGTTGCCGCTCACCTCTTGGCAGGCCCTAAAGGACGCAGTGTTTGGCGCTGGTGATGAAGGTGCGGCTGCCCTTGACGAAGCTGGTACTTCGGCTGATCGGCTTGCAAGCGCGTTGACCTCCACGCAGGGGGCGGCCACCGCTGCTGGCAACGCAGTGCGAGAGGCTGGCAGGCAAGCAGGTGATGGCAGTCAAGAAGCCGTAACGGGCTGGCAGGCGGTGACAAACTCGCTGTCCAGCTATGCCAAGGACGCCATGGATTGGGGCAAGGGGCTTGGCCAGACGCTGGTCAACGGCTTCCAGTCTGCCGAGAATGCATTCCGCAACTTCGTCAAGACGGGCAAGCTCGACTTCAAAGGCCTTGTGGCCTCGATCCTCGAAGACCTCGCTGTCCTGCAGTTCCGGAACGCGGTGCTTGGCCCGATCGCCAATGCGCTGTCGAGTGCCTTTGGTGGCGGTGGGTCTGTTGCCGCTGCGGTCTCGCATGCGGGCGGCATGGTGGGGCTCTCTGGCCACACGCGGTCTGTGCCAGCAGCCGTCTTTGCCGCAGCCCCCCGGATGCACTCTGGTGGCTGGGCCGGGCTGCGCCCGGATGAGGTCCCGACGATCCTGCAGCGCGGCGAGCGGGTGCTGAACCGGCGCGAGACCGCGCAATATGGTGCTGGCGCTGGTGGCGGTGGCATGTCGCGTGTGCGCATCGAGCTTGGCGAAGGCCTCATGGGCAGCATCATGGAGCGGGCTGGGGCGCAATCTGTCGAGATTGTCCAAGGCAGTCTGCAACACTATGACCGGCTGATTGCACCGCGCACTGTGGCGCGCGTGAGCCAAGACCCAAGGCGGAGCGGCTGATGGCACTGACCTATCCGCTGAGTTTTGCGCAATTCCTTGGCGCCTTGCGCGTCGAGGAGGTGACGTTTCGCCTGTCGCATCCGCAGGAGCACACGCGGCTGGGTGACGGCACAGTGATCAGCGCCAGTCTCGGGGCCTCGCTCTGGACGGGAACGATCCGGCTGGCGCAAGCCAATCATCCGAGGCACGCGCAGATGGAGGCGCTGCTGGCATTAATGGATCAACCGGGAGCCTCGTTTCTGTGTCATGATCCGCGATACGTTGGGCCCGCGTCAGACCCGACAGGCAGTGTTCTCGGTAGCCGGACCGTCACCATCCACACGGTGGCCAGCAATATGCGCGAGCTGCGCATCACCGGACTGCCAAGTGGATATCTGCTGTCGCCAGGCGACATGCTGGGGTTTCAATACGGCAGCAGCCCCGTTCGCCATGCGCTGCACCGCATTGTGGTGGGTGGTACGGCCTCCGGCAGTGGTCTTTCGCCTCTGCTCGAAGTGGTGCCCAACCTGCGCCCTGGCGCCGTAGCGGGGCTGGTGGTGTCCTTGGTCCGTACAGCTTGTAAGGCGCGGCTCCTGCCAGAACCGACCTATGGCTCAGGCCGTCAGGCGATCAGCCGCGGCGCCGGCTTCGATTTCATTCAAACGCTCAGGTGAGCCATGTAGACGATGGTCACATCAGCCAATTGCTATTTAACTGGCTGGCGCGAGCCATGGATTGATCAATGCCGCACCCGTTGCCGCAAAATCAGCGGTGTTCCGCGTGACGACTGTCAACCCATGCTCTAGTGCAGTCGCAGCGATCAGCGCATCGCGCTCGGATTTTGGGTCAGGCACATGAAGGCGAGCGCAGCGCCGTGCGATGGCAGCATCAATACCAAGGGTGCGATCCTGAAATTCTGGGCAAACGCGGGTCTCAAACCATTCGCGCAACCGTGCACCCTGAAGTGAATCGCGCCGCTCAACACGCAGAATGCCGATTTCCAACTCCATCAAGGTCAAAGCCGAGATGAACATTTCACCCGCATCAACCCCGCTGACCCAAGCCACAACAGCATCATCAGCCTTACCGTCCCCAACTTTTCTGAGCTCGGAGATCACATTCGTGTCGAGAAGATACATCAGCTGAAGTCAACCTCACGGGCCTGCAACTCCGATTTCTCAGGTTCGAATGGAATATCTGACAGGCCTGGCACTGCCAAAACATCCGCCAGGTTGCGCGGGCCTCCGCTCAGGCGGCGATACTCCGCCCAGCTGAGCAAAACGTGGGACGGCCGCCCACGATCAGTGATCACCACGGGGCCTTCTTCCGCCGCGCGCTTGGCACGACCAACGTCCTGGTTGAGCTCTCGGCTCGAGACTGTGTGTACGCCCATCGCGCCCTCCAAAACAGATGTAGGCTCATTACTACATTCTTTGCAGCTTTGCAACGATCGCTACAAAACCCGTCTGACCCAAAGGTTATCCCATGCGCATTCTCGACACGGCATCAGCGGAGTATCTCTCCGCCCACACCGGCGTGGCCAGCCGCCATATGGTGCATGTCATTGGACGCAACCGATCGACAGGCGCACAAGAGGCGCTTGGCCTGTGGCAAGGCGATGATCATCTCACAATCGCTATCGATGGGGTTAACCGCACCTATTACGGCGCGGGCGCGCTCATTGGCGTGGAACCCATCCGCGCCGGCATCGGGCTCGAGGTCCGGATGCTGCAAGCGACGCTCAGCCCGCTGACGCCCGAGGTAGCGCTGCTTTTGCGCGGCTATGATACGCGGCTGGCCCCGGCCGAGGTGCACCGCGGCTTGCTGTCGCTCGAGACGGGTCAGCTCATCGCCGAGCCGATCCGGGTGTTTCGCGGCTGGGTCGACGAGGTCAAGATAAGAACGGGTGAAGTTGGCGGAGCGGGCGAGGCCACAGTCACACTGGCCAGCGCCGCGCGCGGCCTGACCCGCGCCCTGACGCTCACACGCTCCGACACCGAGATGCGCCGCCGCAATGCCGGTGACCGTTTCCGCGATTATGCCGACATTGCAGGCGAGGTCGGCGTCTGGTGGGGCGAGAAGCGGGAGCGTGCCTGATGGACCATATCTCAATGCTCATTGCTTACGCCGCCGAGGCTGGCCAACGCCCGTTTCGTCCGGGCCGCCATGATTGCGCGCTCTTTGCTGCCGGTTGGGTCAAGCTTGTTACGGGCCGTGACCTCGCCCGCGGCTGGCGCAGCACCTACCGCAGTTTGAGCAAGGGGCAACATATGCTGGAGGACGCAGGTTTCACAGACCATGTGGAATTCGCAGCCGCCCATCTGCCCGAGGTCGCACCCGCCTTCGCGCAGGTCGGCGACATCGCCGTCCTGGACAATCAAGCCTTCGGGATCGTCGCGGGCGAGATGATCTATTGCCTGCGCCCTGAGGGCCTCGGGCTTGTCCCGCGCGGCCAGATGCGTCGTGCATTCCAACTGGAGATACGCTGATGCCACCGGTCGGTGCTGCCGTCTTTGCCGCGGTTCAGGGCGCCTTTGTTGCGGTTCAGGCCTTTGCGGCAAGTTCGTTCATCGCATCGATAATTGTAAATACCGCCATCTCGGCCGGCATTTCGCTGATTGCACGCGCGCTGACGCCCAAGCCCACGATCAAGCAAAGCGGTATCCAGACGGCCGTCACCACCACCGGGGGCACCGAGCCACAGGCATTTATACTCGGGCGCACAGCCACAGCAGGACACCATGTCTGCCCGCCGATGAGCCACAACGATGGCGATACCCCGAACGGGTATCTGACTTTTGTGATCGAGCTCAGTGATCTGCCGGGCATCGGCCTCAACCGTGTCATTCTGAACGACGGCTATTCCAATCTGGGTGGCAGCGCACATGGCGACTATGGCTTCCCGCTTTTGGGTCAGCGTGTCGGCGGCAAGGACCATGCCTGGATCAAGTTCTACGATGGCAGCCAGACTGCAGCCGATCCCATGTTGGTTGCGCGTTATTCAAGCTACCCCGACCGGCCTTGGTCCTCGAGCTTTGTCGGTCGCGGCACCGCCTATGCGATCCTGACCGCGCGCTACAACCGCGAGGTGTTCAACAACCTGCCACAGGTCCGCTTTGAGGTCGACGGCATCCCGCTTTACGATCCGCGTTATGACAGCAGCGCCGGGGGCAGCGGCGCGCAGCGCTGGTCCAACCCCGCGACATGGGCACGCTCCGCCAATCCGGCAGTGATGATCTACAACATCCTGCGCGGCATTCGCCTGCCCACTGGCGAGATCTGGGGCGGCGACGTGCCCGCTGATGATCTGCCGCGTGATAACTGGTTTGCCGCGATGAACGCCTGTGATGCACCCATTGGTGATCGTCCCAGCTTTACAGCCGGGCTCGAGGTCATGGTCAACATGGCCCCGGCCGAAGTCATCGACGAGTTAGCCAAGACCTGCCTTGGTCAAGTCAGTGAAATGGGCGGTGTGTTTCGGATGCGCGTGGGCGCGCCCACGGCCCCTGTGCAGTTTATTACTGACGACGACATTGTAATATCTCAGCCCCAAGAGCTGGACCCGTTTCCAGGGCTGGCCGCCAGCGCCAATGCGATCTCGTCAGAATATCCTGAGCCCGCCAGCCTGTGGACCTCGCGCGAAGCGCCACAAATCCTAAACGCGGCTTGGGAGGCCGAGGATGCCGGCCGCCGCCTGCCCACAAGCATAAACTTTCCCGCCTGTTCAATCCAATCCCAAGTCGCACAGCTGATGAGCGCCTATATCAAGGACGCGCGCCGCTTCCGCACGCACCGGCTTGTGCTACCGCCTCGGGCATTCCTGCTTGAGCCCCTCGATACCATCGCCTGGACGAGTGTCCGCAACGGCTACACCAACAAGATATTCGAGGTGGTCGAGATCATCGATCAGCCTGGCACCATCAATCAAGACTTGGTTCTGCGCGAGCGCGACCCCAGCGATTATGGCTGGACCTCAGCGCAAGACTTGCCCGCTGTTGTGCCAGTCACCGGGCTCTCCCCCCGTCCACCACAGGTGATCGAGGGATGGTCGGTGTCGGCAAGCACGCTCAAGGACGCGCTGGGGCTAGACCGCCGGCCTGCCATCTCACTGGCATGGATTGGTACTGCCGCAGTCGACGCACTGTTCGTGTGCTATGAGATCAGGATCAAAGCCACCGCCCAGATCGTCTCCAGCGGCTTGGCGGACCGTGCGGCTGGATACGTTTTGATCTCTGATAGCCTGCTGCCGGAAACGGAATACGAGGTGCGCGGTCGCTACATCCTCGACCGGCCCACCGCATGGTCCAGCTGGCTCTCTGTCACCACGCCGGGGATCTATCTCAACGGTGCTGATCTGCGCGGCGGGATCAAAGGTCTACTGGCAGACGCCAACCTCGCTTCTGTGGAAATCCTCGGAGCACTGCCATCCACCGGCAACTTTGCCGGTCGGACGGTGTATCTGACGACTGACACCAAGCTTTACCGATGGACCGGAAGCGTTTGGCGTTCAGGCCTTGCGGCCAGTGAGATCGAAGGCCAGCTCAACAACTTACAAATCGAGGCCATCGCTGCGGCCAAGATCACGGGCGCGCTGATTGAGGCCCAGATCGCCAACGGGGCGATCTCGGGAGCCAAGATTGCAACGGGCGCCATCGAGGCGGGCAAGATTGCGGCAGGAGCCGTCACCGCTGTCAAACTGGCCGCCGGTTCCGTGACAACCGGCAAGCTTGCCGCCGGGGCCGTGACTGCTGATGCCATTCAGGCAGGCGCAATCTCGACGCAGAAGATCGCGGCTGGCGCTGTTACCGCAGGCCTGATCGCGGCAGGTGCCATCGATGCCGGGAAGATCAGCGTCACCCAGCTATCCGCCATTACCTCCGACATCGGCACCGCGACCGCCGGCGTGATCCGCAGCGCCGATGGCAAGTTCAGGATCGACCTCAATGCCAAAACCATCACGATCACGGTATGACTCATGAATGATAAGCCTCTGACTGATACGCCCATGATAGCTCTGCAACTGACCAACCTCGGCCCTTTGATTGCTGCCAGCGAGGCCTGGGTGGAGGATCCTGCGCGCGGGTTTTGGCTCGCCAACGATCGCGGCCGCATGACACTCGCCAGCAAAAAGCCCGCACAGCTGTTCGCTGATATTGCCAAGGTTGCTCATCTAACACCGCAGACAGGCACGGCATTGGATGTGCGCTGTGCCGCGCTGACCGTCCCACTGGTGGAACTGGAATGGCCGTCTGGCCGCCACCAACTCCTGCTGCCTGCCAGCTGGGAGACAGATGGCGCACCTTACGAGGGCCGCCCCTATCAGCTCGGCCGCTTTGATTGCTACAGCCTGGTACGCGACTGGATGGCGCGCGAGCGTGGCATCGCGATGGAGCCGCTCACCGACAGCCCTGCGCGACTGGCCAACCAGCTGCTGACCGACGGAGCCTTTGTGACCAATCCCGAGATGGACCGTTGGGAACGGGTCGTGATCCCCCAACCCGGTGACGGCATTCTCTTTGCCATGACCCAAGACGATGACCACACACCCGGGGCGGCCAATCACGCCGGCGTTTATCTCGGTGATGGCCGCTTCCTGCATCATTTCGCCAACAGGCTGTCCTGCGCGGTCACGCTGGATGCGGTCTGGCGCGCGCGCATAGCCGCCTTTATGCGCTGGAAAGGGTAATCACATGGCCCGCACACTTCACGTCGATGGCGCGTCAGGCAAGGCGTTCATCTACAAAGGCGATGCTGACCCTGCGATCTATGCGAACCCAACGGCTGCGCAACTGGGCGATCTGCATTTTCACTCGGACCTCAGCTACCTCGGAAACACCCAAGTGCTCGAGGCCACCGTCACCCATCCCGAACGGGTGCGCTCCTCCTCCAGCTCAAAATGGGGCGGGACCACCTACCGCGCGCAACAGGGCGCGCAGAGCTATGTGCTGGGCACCAACAGCCTTGGTGCCATCCGGCCAGCTGTGGCCTTTTATGGTGGTGCACAGATGCCTGCTGGCACCGTGGTCCACAAACTCGGCCAATCCGTGCGCGCGGTCAGCATCATCGGAACTGCCAGCCAGATCCGCCTCTATGAGAATTGGCTGACCTTTGATGACAGCCTGCCCGCCATTGCGCGCACCTACCGCATCTACCTGTTCCAGACGCTGTTTGCAGGCTCTGGCAACACCAGCATCCGGATTGCACCGGGAGAGTTCACCGCAGGCTTTGGCAAGCTCTCCACCAGCTATCGCTATCTGCGCCGCGCCAACGATGCACCCGACCTCTTCGTGACCGCCGGGCGTACAGCCGATGTGCAAAGCGGTGGCATCAAGGTAGTGCTGCCCGGTGGCGCAGTGCCGCTGCAAAGTGCCACCTATACCGGCAGCTTTGCAGGCGTGCCCGGCACGGGGGTGCGGATATGAGCGCAACCTTTGAGGCCGTCAACAACGTGATCCGCGTGCGCGATACCAATGGCGCTGTGGTCTTTGATACCGGCACGCCAATGCCCCATATCGCGCAGGTGATCACCGCCACGCTCGGTCACAGCTTTGCCGCCAGTGGCACGTCCCGCGTGGTCAGAAGCTTTGGCTATACTTCAGCTTTTTCGTCCGGCTGCCGCGAGAGCCGCTATATCTGCAGATCCGAGTATGTCTGCCGCTCGGTCTATGTCTGCCGGCAAGACTACAAATGCACCTACAATTTCAGCACGGGGCGAAACGATTGCGGCTATGTCACAACCTGCGGGTTTGAGCAGCAATGTGGTTTTGAACAGGTCTGCGGTTTTGAATGGGTCGATGTCGAAGGTTACGAGACCTATGAGAGCGCCCGCGTCGAGGCGCGTGAACACAGCCAGACTTACACGCTGGGCACGCTGCCCGCAGGTACCAACCCCGACTTTCTGCTGGTGCTGATCACCGCCAGCCGCACCCGCGCTGGCAGCCAGCAGGACTACGGCACGTTCATCAGCGCGATCCCCGCAGGCGAGACCATCTGCGCCAATGGCAGCACGATCCTCGAGACAGCATTCCAGCCCAACGGCGAGCCCTGGCTCAGCCGCATCCTCAGCGTGGTGCTGGAGGGCGATGCCGTGCGGGCGGAGTTCAAACATTCCAACCGGCAATACACATCGGCCCGGTCGCATTATGCCAGTTCCTGCTTCAGCTTTGTCAGCGGTTTTGCCCCGCTGGATGATACGCGCTCGGACTGGAGCGTCAGCTTCGAGGTCTACGCAGGGAAGTTCACCACATGATCATCAAGATCATCTCCACCTCGCGCGACATGGTCGGCGATCTCGCCACCATCCGCGCCGAGATCCACGAACAGCGTGCCGGCTTCACCCGCGTGCGCGATACCATCGAAGTTGAGATCACAGGTGGGGCCCGCATGGATGACGCCGAACTCACCGCCCGTATCGAGGAGATTTACCATGGCTGAGATGCCCCGCTACCTGGCACTGCCTTTTGCCAATGTCCCAATCATGCAAGACGGCCAGCATGTGGGATTTACCGTCGGCGTCACGCTCACACATGACGGGCAGACAGTCACCGAAGAGGTCGATGCAGTCTGTGGCAAAGATCAGGCGGCGGCTCTGCTGGCCGGATCCGTTGAAGCCTATACCGCATGGTCACGCCAGATCGTCGAGGACCACGGTCTTGTCGCGCGTGCCAATGCGGCCATGGCGGCCAGGCTAGCGGCAATGACAACGGGTTAACCCAAGTCCGCCGGCCAACGCGCGTTTTAGCGCCGTCTTAAGTTTCGCACCCCCCCACCGGCCCGCCTCTGGCGGGCTTTTTTCGTTCAAAGGAGCCTATCCATGTCTTTCCAATTCTCCCCCGCCGCGCGCAATGCAGCGCTCGATGCCATCGAGACGGCCATTGGCACGAGCCCAAAGCTGCAGCTGCGCTCGGGCACGCTGCCCGCCAATACTGCTGCGACCGATGCTGGCAATCTGCTGGTCGAGATTGCCCTGCCCTCCGACTGGCTCGAGAATGCGGCAACGGGTGTCAAAACTATCAAAGGCGTGTGGACCGGTACCGGCGCCGCCGCTGCGGGCGGCGGGACAAACGCGGGCCATTTCCGCATCAAGAACACCGCAGGCACCATCACCCATGTGCAAGGCACGATCACCATCACTGGTGGCGGCGGCGATATGGAGCTCGACAACACAAATATCGCCCAGAACCAGTCTGTGACCGTGACCACCTTTACCCTGACCGCAGGCGGGGCATAAGCCATGGTCAAGCTCGTCAATCGCGCCCGGATGACGACGGTCAGCATTGGCACCGGCACACTGACCCTCGGCGTTGCGGTTGACGGGTTTCAATCGTTTGTGGCTGCTGGGGTCGCCAACGGTGACGTGGTCCGCTATGTCATCGAAGAAGGCAGCGCCTGGGAGATTGGGACCGGGACTTATGCGAGCTCCGGAACAGCCCTCACCCGCAATGTGTCGGAGAGCAGCGCTGGCGGTAGTCCCATCAGCCTGAACGGCACCGCAATTGTCTCGCTAGTACTGACCGCCGCTGATCTCGCAGGCAAGGCTGATGCGGGTGATCCACGATTTGCGGATGCACGCGAATGGACCGCCAGCACCGTCACACAAGCCGAGGCCGAAGCAGGCACTGCCACCACGCGGCGCGCCTGGAGCGCGCTGCGCATCCGCCAAGCTATCCTCAGCTGGTGGAACAGTACGGCTGACAAGACCAAGCTCGACGGCATCGCGGCGGGTGCACAGGTGAACGTGGCAACCAACCTTGGCATCGGCGGGACGGGCAACACACGCACAATCACCTCATCGACCGGATCGAACGTGACTGTCCCTGTGGCGACGGCCTCAAATGCCGGGCTGATGGCAACGGGCGACAAAACCAAGCTCGACGGGATTGCTGCTGGTGCACAGGTGAACGTGGCGACGAACCTCGGCTACACTACCGCGGCATCGGCTGGTTCGGTCACGTCCTCCACCGGGGCAAACGCAGCGCTGCCTGCGGCAACACCATCGGTGGCGGGTCTCTTGACCTCTGCGGACAAGACCAAGCTCGACAGCATCGCGGCAGGTGCACAGGTGAACGTGGCAACCAACCTTGGCATCACCGGGACGGGCAACGCGCGTGCCATCACCTCGTCCACCGGATCAAACGTGTCAGTTCCCATGGCGACGGCCTCGAACGCCGGACTGATGGCAACGGGCGACAAGAGCAAGCTCGATGGGATCGCCGCAGGCGCGCAGGTCAATACCGTCACATCGGTCGCGGGGCGCACAGGTGCGGTCACGCTTGGCGTTGCGGATGTCTCCGGAGCATTCGCCGCGAGCGCGATACCTGCTGGCACGCGCATGCTGTTTGCACAAAGTGCAGCACCCACAGGCTGGACCAAAGACACAACGCATAACAACAAAGCCTTGCGTGTGGTCAGCGGCACAGCCGGTACCGGCGGATCGCTGGCCTTCACGACAGCCTTCGGCAATCGCACAACAGCAAGCACCGCGGCGGGCGGGACTGTCGCAAACCATACGCTTTCCTGGCACGAAATGCCTGTTCACAGCCATCAATACGTACACGACAATCTGAGCGGCAACGGCAGCGGTGGTCCCGGCTATAGCTCAAGGAACCGTTTTGACACCATCAACACCGGAAACGCTGGCGCTGGATGGGCCCACGCGCATGGCTTTACCGGTGCCGCGCATGCGCACGGCCTCGATATGCAGGTCCAGTATGTTGACATCATCATCGCGACCAAGGCCTGAGCATGAAGTTAGATGCAAAGACAGGCTGTCCGCTGCACAAGTTCAAACCCTGCAAGCAGCTCGCATGTGCGTGGTTCATCCAGCTGCGCGGGTTGAACCCCAATACAGGGCAAGAGATCGACGAATGGGGCTGTGCGATTGCCTGGCAACCAATCCTGATGATCGAAACCGCCCAGCAGCAACGCCAGACAGCAGCGGCGGTTGAGAGTTTCCGCAACGAGGTGGTTGGCGCAAACCGGTCCACCCCGCGGCTTGGATCTGACGCCGCACAAGAGCAAAAGAGGATATCAAAATGAGGTTGACGATCATACCGGTGGACAAAGCCGCCGTGAACGACGGGATCAGCTATCTGGACCTTGATCTCTCAGGCGCTGGCATTCCCGCAAATGTCCATGCGCTGCAATGGCAAGACACATCGGGGATTATTGAATATTCCGACCTGACGCAGCAGACGATCACCGTCTTGCCTGAGTGGGCAGAGCGGGTCTTGGCGCTCTGGCAAGCGGCGGATGACCAAGCCCGCCGCCCACCGCCAGAGCCGACCATGGAGCAGCTGCTGGACCAGACGCAGGCGTTGCGGCAATCAGCCTATAGCGCCGAAGCCGATCCCTTGTTCTTCAAATGGCAGGCTGGTGAGGGCTTGGAAGAAACGTGGCTGGCCAAGCGCCGCGAAATCCGCGCCCGCTTTCCCTATCCCGACGAGGTCTAACCGCCCATGCCCGGCTTTGCGCCTCTTGCGGCAGCCCCGCTGGCCAGCGCCGGGGTGGTTGCGCCCCGTATCGCTATCACCACGGGCACGCTGGCACTGGTGGGCCGGAGCGTTGGGGGCAGCACGGCACAAGCCGCCAGCTTGCAGGCCGCGTTGGTGCTGGTGGGACAGGCGCGCAGCAATGTCGCAGCGCGGGGCGTTGCTGGCACAGCATTACATCTCGGCGGAGAGGCGCGCGGCAGCACTGGTATAAGCGCTGCGGCATCGGACAGCATTCCTACTGATCTCGATGCTCGGGCCGGTGTTGTCTGCGCGCTCCATGCAGCAGGTGCACTCACCCTCGCCGGTGAGCAGCGGGCAACACTGGGCACTACTTGCAGCAGCGCCATGCTGTTGCAGATCAGACCGCAGTCACAGGTGGCCCTGACGGTTGACGGGGCAGCGGATACTGACGTGGCGCGCGCGCTGTCACTGGCGGGCGGCGGGCAACTGCAGGTGCCAGCGCAGGCCCGTGGCGCGGGCGGGATGAGCTTGGCTGGCGCAGCAGAGCTGGGGCTGGCTGTCAGCGCGGGTGCGGACGACTTACTTCCCGCCAATGGCGCTGGTCAGGCCGAAGCAGCTGTGCGCCTGACGGCCGATGCGGCATGGGACATCGATGGTCAGGCTAGCGGCATCGCCCTACAGGCACGTGTCGTTACTCTTCGCGCGGAGATCAGCCTGCAAGGACGCGCTGCGGGTAACGTAGCGCTGGTTGCGGATCTGGCCGTGCCGCTGGCGCCGCGTGGCACCGGGCTTGTGCAACTGCCGGTCATTGGGGCAGCGCAGGCTGCTTTTGGTCTCCTGCGCGCAGTCACAGCTGATCTGGCTGTCAGTGCAGTCACACATCGGGTTCTGCCACTCGCCGGATCCGCCACCGCTGATCAGGTGCTGGAAGCGCGGGCAGATGGCGCAGTTTACATCTCGGGCCAGATCGCAAGCACGGCGGCAGCTGCGGCGGCCGTTTCCGCCTCCTTTGCGCCGGGGCTGTCTGCTGCTGCGCAGAGTGATGCTGCCGCACAGGCGCAAAGCGGGCTCGCGATCATCGGGAACGCCGCTGTCTCGGCACCGATCAGGCTGACAGCTGCTGGTCATTTGCAGGTTCACCGGCAGATCATTGGGACCGCTTTGACCGCCGCGCAAGCACGGCCGAGATATGCCCAAAAGTTGGTGACGGCCCTCATCAGGCGGCGTTTTGAAGTTGCTTGATCCCGTCCTTAAACTCAACCCCCAGAATGACCTCGGGTAGACGGTTTGGCCCGGATATCTTCCGCCA